AGCTGTTAACTGTTAACGAATTCCAAGTTAACGTTGAAGTATTAAATTCTCTGAGAACCATGTTTTCGCCATTACCAAGAGCACTGGCTTTTTGCCACACGCTGCCAGTAGGAGCAGCATTGCTCTGCCAGACTGGTACACTGAAATATGGGGCTATGCTAGTTGCGGCTGCTGGATAAGTTCCTGCTGTAATACCTAAAGTAGTAATAGCATTGCCACCACCATCTTGAATATTTGCAGAGGCGCCTGTTGCAGAAGCGTTTGCTGTAATTACCAATTGACCGTTTGAAACACGAGCAAGAATACCTGTAACACCTGCAGAATTAATTTGTGCTGCTACTGTTGTAACGTTAGATCCACCTGTTATTGATATATTTGTTCCGTTAATTAAAACGTAACCTAAACTCGCTACCACTGGATTTGTCTGTGTTCCAGTAACTGTTGGGATGCCGGTTTGCCATCCGATATTACCAACTTGTTGCCAAGTGTTATCATAGCGTTTGTAGAAAACTGGGTTTTCTGAATTATATGCATTAACAATATAATCACCCACTGTGCCTACTGTGGTGTTGGGTGTAAAATTATCGCCAGCAAGATATTCTGTAGAAGTAATGACGGATGTGGCTTTTTGTGTGAATGCATTGGTGCTTGCATTCCACTCAAAAATACCCCAGTTACTGTTACCAACATCTAGCCATAAATTACCTGCCGATGGATTAGACAATGGACGAGTAGTTGTGCCGTTAAGAGCACCTAGGTCAACGTCGGCTCGTTGAATATAAATCGTATTGCTAACTCCTAACGCACTGTATGCGGCCAACAATCCGTATTCATTTTGCTCATCTCCGTTGATAGGAGCGCCACCGGCAGTAGTTTTAAAAATTGGTGTACCAAAAGTAGTAACCAAATCACGCTGGCTAGTAATTGTATATACTTTGCCTGCATTTTCTGCCAATGTACCTGCTGCAAATGCAGTTCCACCTGGTGCAACTTTGTTTTCGGCGGTTGCTAACAAAATGTAAGCCACAGATCCCAGTGCTGCTGGTGCATAATTGCTTTCATCTATAACTGTTACTTGTACGCCTGGAGAAACTAATGCCATGTTTCACATCCTCATTAAACTGTTAAAGATATTTATCGAAACATGAAAAATATAGGTAGTTTGGTTCACCTTTGCAAAGGTTTAGTAAATACAAACATGCAAAGACCTACCTGTTTAGCCTGCAATCAAAATCCATCTGCCATAAACTACATCGTAAAAGGACGTTATCACTTTAGGCGAATGTGTGATAGTTGTATTAGAAAAGGAAAAAAGCTTAAACCTGTGCCGCCCGCATGGTTTAGAGCAGGTTACAGAAAAAAACTTGTTTGCGAAAAATGTGGTTATCGAGCAAAGTTTCCAGAAAAACAAATGACTGTTTTTCACTTGGACGGTAATTTAAGAAACACAGACAGTATTAATTTAAAAACAGTGTGTTTAAATTGTAGAGTTGAAGTATCAACTTCTAAACTGCCATGGCGTGAAAGTCCAATTATACCAGATTTTTAAGTTGGGCGTATAAGTCTTCAATTGACCCATTATTGTCGATAACAAAATCAAAATCTGTAGCGGCCCAACTGTATTCACTGGCATGCACTTCGGGATGTTGAATTGGCATTAGTTCTGGGTTACGTCTGGCAACAGCAAACCAGTCTGGATTTTGTCCTCTGGTAATTCTAATCACCCTACCGCCCGCATTACGAATACTGGATATCTCGTTGGGAAAACGACAATCACTGATAACAATATTGTCTTTACTTTGACGAATTTTATTTTCTACGCTGGCAATCCAAATTTCATCGTGAAATCCTTTTCGACAAACTTCTGTGCCCCAAAGTTGCAGCACAAGCCTAGGAGTTAAATTTGGCATATTTAAACGGGCAGCCCACCATGGATCAATTTGTTCACGCCATTCTCGGGCTGTCTTTGTTCGGCCTTCTAACAGATCCCTGTCCCATCCAAACACAGACGCAACTGCATCTTTAAGAGTGGCTGCAAAGCTGTCTCTGCGAAATTCGTGAAAGTTGACCAAATAATCAGCGGCAGTGTCTTTGCCTGCGCCAATAAGACCGCAAATACCAATAATCATAGAAACTCCTAAGGAGTTGCTATTTTACATTATCCAATGACCCATGTCAACGGTTGCGACCCATCAACATAATTGGCTAAATCTTTTTCGAGTTGTTCCATTTCGAGCTGAGCTTCTGCTAACAATGCTGCTCCGTTTAACTGAGCGCCACCCTGCGGTCCAACAATAGTACTGAATTTACCACGTGCCTGCCCTAATATGCTTTTGGAAAATGCCAGAGCATACTCTTGTAGCCAAGGATAGACTTGAGGGTCACTGAGCAACATACTATCTGGCTTGTAGTTGTATATCCAAAGTAACACACTTTCAGGCTGATAGTCGTTGGTTTCATCTTGATATGTTTGAAAAGAAATCTGTGTTCTTTGCAATGCAGTACCAGTTACACTGGCTGCACCGAGAGTCTGATTAGCTAATACTGTAATCACGGTGCTGGTAGCATCAATAGTTTGTATTCTGTATTGTGTGCTGTATCCTTGTACAGAACAATTTTGTATGTATATACTGCTATTAACTTTTAATTTCGTTTGCGGAGCTGGAAGGACAATTGTAATAACACTGTTCACTACTGTATTTGCTGCGGTAATAGAAGTCGGAGATACCACTACACCGTCATCGTAAGGAATTTTTCTCACAAGAGTGAGTTTTTTAGTTACACGATTCCATGTATAATTAATATAACCGCCGAACATCATCATGGCTAATTCTTGGTACTGAGCAAATAATTCGTAGTTTGTTAGTCCACCTACCCTACCAGCAACTAACATATAAGTGTTCAAATATCCCGATGCAAATGGCTCAAATTGACTGGCTGTGGTTCCTGTGGTACTACCGATGCCTCGTCTAAAGATCTGTCGCACTTCCATTATATTGTTTGGCAAAATGTATTCTTGTACATTGGGCAACAGGTCTAAAAATGCGTAACTTTCTTCTACAGCATTTGACGCTTTTTGTCTGTATTTTGTTAGTGCTTGTTTTATAGCAAGATCATAGTGCTCTTTGTCTAATTCAACATCCACAATCTGATCACCTAGTCGTAGCCGGATGTAATCAGTCATTTCATTGCGAAGCTGATTGAGAGTTTGAATCTGTTCGTTAGCCGCTATTGCACTTTCCTGGCTAATAAAACCTGGACCGTCGAGACTCTTGACTCTAAGGCTCTGATCGTTTCGTAAATTGGGTTGTATTACAACTTCTGTCATAAAAAAGTCCTGTTAGCAATATTTAGCTAACAGGACTGCGGTTTGGGGAGTTAATCGTTATGCTGTTTTCAATAGCACAATATCTGCACTGATCCGCCCATTAAGCTTAGTTTCAGTGGCTTTGATGTCATCCAAAAACTTACGCAACTGGATTTTTCCCGCTTTTGCAAACTCTTTGAGTTTTTCATCAGGCTTACGCAAAGTCTTGCAAACACTCTTATCGATATCAAATCCATCAATCGAAGTTCCTTTGATAGTGAGTTGTTTGTAACTAGCAGCAACATATTTGCCCAATTTTCGAGTTTTAGTATTATAAATCCACAACTCCTGAGATCCAATAATATCTGCAGGATTAATAGAAACGATTTTAAGGACCTTGTCCTCTTTGGCGTACTTAAGTTTAGCCACCAACTTTTCTTTGCTAGGAGCCTTTTTAACTCTTGCTTTTTTAGTAGCTTTCTTGACGCCGCGATATTGCTCAATTGCTGCCAGCAAATCATCTATCCATTTAATATGTTTCTTAAAATCTGCTGCTTTGTAATGACTGTAGCCCTCTTTTAGCTGAGGATCTGTTTTGAGTTGAGCTTCTTCTAGTTCGGCTTTTCTTTTTTGATATACGTTTTCGTATTTTGAAAGCTGACTTTGTACTACGTTGTTGTCAGTGAACCAGTTATAAAACTTTACAGTGGTATTGTCTATGTCGTCATACAGACCTTCCAACTCGCCGATCAGTTCGCTGGTTTTTTCTGACAATCGGTCTTGTATTGTAGGTTTGTAGACTTCAACGGGTTTTGAACTAGTTTCCACAAGTGCTTCTGGTTCAGCTTGCTCAATTGCACTGTCTATCGTTTTAATTAAGAATTCAGTATGACGAGTCCTAAAAGTCATTCCAGCACGACGAGCCATAATAAGACTACAGGCTGTCATTGGAATGCTTCGATCCGAACTGCGTTCAAATGCTTTAATCTGCTCTTTATTCCAACTTGGGATAGTTTTCATCCATTCTACCACATATTTTTTACAATCCTTTTGATTGTAATAATAGTTGTAATAGTAGAAACTACGGCGAAGCAAGCTATCAAATTGTTCATCTGACCAGTCTACAGATTCCTCAGGCCACTGTGGCTCGCCACCTGTATATTTTTCGTCCGCAAAAAGCGGATTTCGAATTTTAGTTTCTTTATTTTTAATCTTAATTCCAGCAACAATTGCCATTTTTTACTCCGGTTTAATTAAAATTGCCATAGTTATATAGCTTTCTAAATTTTCCAATGCCCGTTCTTTTTATATTCACAGTTGATAGTTCATTTTGTTATTATAACAGAAACGGTTTTTTATGTCAACATAACCATAAATATACAATAAACGGAATCAAAAATGCCTAGACTTAGCATGTGGCGCGACAACCACACAAACGATTACAAATTTTTTGATAAAAGAATATCAGAAGAATTTACCATTGGTGGCACCGGTGTACTGTTGCACAAATATATCGGCACTAATGTGCAGGCAAATGCATATCCCGCTGCAAATACAACTTCTTCTGGCAGAACATTATATTTTGGAAATGTAGCACCGTTTGAAGTTGGGCAGACTGTAAGTGGTATAGGCATCGCAGCAAATACAATTATAACAGGAACAAACGTAACTAGCAACACTGTTACTATAAGTGCCAATGTTACTTCTGCTATAACATCAGGGCAACCACTTAATATATACTGGAAAGATGCCACTCAGCCTGTTTATCAAAATCAAAGTGCTTTAAATATCCAGGATTTATTGTTTTTAGAAAATAGAGATCGAAAATATGATACTTCCGTCTATACTCTTCGGGGCATTTATACTGTTAATGATAACGATTTTGATTTAAAACAATTCGGTATCTTTTTAAGTTCAGATACCGTGTATATGACTTTCCATCTCAATGATACTGTGGCGTATTTAGGTCGTAAAATCATGAGCGGAGATGTACTAGAACTACAGCACAAAAAAGATTATTATCCATTAAATGAAGATATCCCTGCTGTGTTAAAAAGATATTATGTAGTGCAAGATGCCAGTTTCGCAGCAGAAGGATTTAGCCAAACTTGGTGGCCACATCTATGGCGTGTAAAACTTACGCCGCTGGTAGACAGTCAAGAATATAAAGACATCATTAATCAACTTGTTCCAGGCAGTGCTAATAATACTCCTATAGGAAACTACGTGAGCACATTAGACAAACTTATTTCAATCAACGACGCAATCATTCAGCAAGCTGAAATTAATGTACCTAAAAGTGGCACTGATATCAATGATTTGTATATTGAACCCATAAACCCCGACGGTAGTCCAGGTGATCCAACAGGACAAACTGTGGATTTAACAAATTTATTTGTAGATTCAACTTTGGATTTTACAAATACTCAACCAACTACACCAGACTCTAATGTGCCTGCATATCTCGGAGGCGACGACATACCTCCCAACGGATGGCCAGTTACTGCCGGAACTAGTTTTCCAGCTAGTCCAACCATTGGAGACTATGTGTTAAGAACAGATTATGTCCCTAATCGTTTGTTTCGTTATAACGGCACAAGATGGACTAAAATCGAAGACGGTGTTCGTACCAATCTTACCCCAGGTCCGGACAACAAAACTCAGCGTAGTATTTTTGTTAACGATACTTCCACTTATGTCAATAATGAAGGTCAGACAATGCCTACTAGACAAAGTCTCAGCAAGGCACTTACTCCTCGAGCTGACAATTAATATGTGCATCTAATAGAAAGAAAGAAACAATGAGTTTACAAAGTTTTTTTTACGATCAACAAATAAGAAGATACATCATACAATTTATTCGTATGGTGTCAAACTTTCAAGTTGAATTTGGCAGGGATCGTAACAGTGCTATAGCATTACAACGAGTTCCTGTAATATACGGTGACAGTAGTAGACAAGTTGCCAGTATTATTCAACAAAACAGTGAAAATGTTTTAAATGCTGTCCCAGCAATGGCTGTGTATGTCAGCGGTCTTACCTACGATAGAGAAAGATTACAAAATCCCACTTATGTAGGCAAATTAAATCTTCGAGAAAGATACTTTGATCCCGCAACTGGCCAAATGAGTACCACACAGGGAGATGTGTTTACAGTAGAGCGGTTAATGCCGGTGCCTTATAAACTTACGTTAAATTTAGATATTTGGACTAGCAACACTGAACAAAAACTACAACTGTTAGAACAATTAACTATATTATTCAATCCTGCTTTAGAAATTCAAAGCACTGACAATTACATCGATTGGACTAGTATTACCTATGTTCTACTAACCAATGTGAATTGGAGTTCTAGAACCGTGCCCATTGGTACTGACACCCCAATTGATGTTGCAACACTGACTTTTGAATTGCCTATTTTTATCAGTGCTCCTGCACTAGTAAAGAAGTTAGGGGTTGTACAAAAGATTATTGCCAGTATATTTGACGGGGCTGGCGGTATTAACGAAGCTATCTACGATGAAGAAAACTTACTGTCTCGGCAATATTTCACACCATTGACTTACGGTGTTATATTATTTGATAATGAACTTCGATTAGTAAAATACGATCAGCACGTTACTGAAGACTTTGGCGTTCAGGTTGTCAAAGAATTACTGGCACCAGTTACAGCAAATGCCAACGTTATATTGTCTGACACTGACGGCATTTCGAATAATATGATTATATCCGGATTGAGCATTACCAGTAATGCTAATCCAACTATCACCACTGTACCAAACTGTATAGTGATCGGTATCAATGGTGATACTGTAACCGCCAGTAATTTAATTACTGGAAATATCGGGGACAGAATTGTGTTTACTGCCACAACTCGTAAAGAAGGCCCGTCTGAGCCTTGGAGAGACTTAATTAATGTTTATGGAAATTTAGTAAATGGTACTAGTACTATTAGATTAGAACTCGACGACGGAAATGAAGTTATCGGTACTGTGGCCTATAACCCTGTTGACGACACTGCATTGCTATGGACTCCGGACATCGACACTATTCCTGTAAACACTTTAGAGCCAGTAAATGCTATAATCGACCCTCAAAGTGCTAGACCAAATAAAAATTTACAAGATTTAGCCAGTGGCACTCGATATCTATTAGTCAATGACTATGTGTCTGATTCAGGAGCTCAGCCTGCATACAACTGGTACGGCCTTGACAATACTCTATTAGAAGCGTATGCTAATGACATTATAGAATTTAATGGACAACATTGGGTTGTGGCATTTTCTAGTAGATACGAAACGCAAGTCGAATATGTGACCAATTTAACAACTGGAACACAGTACAGATGGAATGGGTCAAGTTGGGCTAAAAGCTACGAAGGATTTTATCCTGCAGGAAAATGGCAACTAACGATATAAAACAAGGTTGCGGTGCATTAATTTATTGCACACTAACTCACAGGTATTTGTTTTTATTACGTAACGGCGGAAAATTTCCTAACACGTGGGGAATCGTAGGAGGTAAAATAGAACAAAACGAAACAATACTGCAAGGGTTAGAACGGGAAATCAATGAGGAGTTGGGTGGTAAAATTGATGGTGCTAAAACTATCCCCATTGAAAAATACACCAGTAACAATAACAGATTTGTTTACCACACCTTCTTAATTAAAGTAGAAGAAGAATTTATACCTAATTTAAATCACGAACACTTGGGATATTGTTGGGTACCTATAGACATGCATCCTACCCCATTGCATCCAGGTGTTTATAGAACATTTAAATTTAAAAATATTAAAGAAAAAATTAAAGTACACGAAAAAATCATAGATTAAAAACTAAGCTTGTCCTTGGTTCTGTGCTGTGATTGGGAGGTACTTCGTGATAAAGCCAAGATGGCCACATCAATAATAATCCTGGGTAAGGCTTATATTCTGTTTTAGCTAAACTGTACCAATTGGCAGGATCTTTAATCATAAACATATAATCAAAGAAGTCTTTAAAAGGTTGATTAGGATAAAAAATAATATTGCTACTGCCAGGTGGAGTTTTAATATAATATATTCCGCTAATAGTGCATTGGCTATGCAAATGCTTGGGATGATTACTTCCCTCTTTGAAACTATTCGCAAATAGAAAAGGTTTCCAAGGAACTTTAGAAGAGTCGTAACCTTGCAATTCTAAAAAATTACAAGCTTGCTGCTGTATAAAAGATACAAATGACGAAAATTGAGGCTCGGTGGTAAGATTTCTTGTCCCGTAGGTTGTTTGCCCGTTATAATAAAATTCTTCGTTTAGTCTAGTAGATGGATTATTAAAGATATCGTCCATGGCTTTGGACATCGGTTCTAACCAATCTAAGTGATCGGATCTTCCTATGACACTAGGAAACCAATGATCTAAATTCATATTATGTTTTATTAAAGAATAATTGAATGCTAAGTCTTGGGTGTTCTGCATGAGAACTTATCATTGATGTAGCGTGAAAAATAGGAGGTTTAAACCAAACCATTAAATTCGAGTGCGGGTATATCCACCCCTGTCCTGTGTCGGGATCGTCATATAAAAATAAACCTCCCCAATTCCAGTTCCAATTTTCATTAATATAAATTGTACTGCTTAATCTGGGATTTTCGTCGCTGGCATCATGATGAAAATTGATTTGACTGCCTGGTAACCAAATATGCATAAAACAGTTTAGATTTGCATATTCGTTGAATATTGGATCCATTGCTTGATATTTTTTAATAAAATAATCTCTGAATTCAGGTATAGGTAAAATCAATACAGGAGCATAAGATCCCGCTTCTAGTCCTTTCCCCCAGCGACCCATATGGTTAACTTCGAAAGCAGCCTGCCCCTTGGATGCTTCGAATTTTTTTCTAAGTGCTGTTAGCACATCATCTTCGAGAAAGTTGGGGACCTTATAAATCATATTATACCTTTTAAAATTCTGTTGTTATAAAGAAAAGCTGAAATAACCTACCAGTTTCCATATCTGATCCAAAATAATCTAAACTATTGTGAAATTGTTCGCTGCGATATAGCACCAATCGATTATAACGATTTGCTACAATATCACACAATTCCCATTTAGTCATATCCTGCGATTCGTATTCTGCTAATTCACTGGCAATCGAAGCACCAGTTTTTTTGTAACGGTATAAACCTGTGCCCCCGCTTAAAGGTGCATCTGGTGTTAAGTATAGTACACCGGCCCATGTGTTGTAATGATCTGTATGGATCCAACTACGATCTCGCGAGAATGCCATTTCAAAGCTACCAGTGGATCCGTCTGATTCGTTCCAATCGGTGACCAATCCTCCTGCATTACGTAAGATCTGTTGTATAGTGTCTTTAGTGTCTTGGTTCAAAAATGATTTAGTGCGCCGGCCTGGAAATTTAGCTTGTTGGGTAAACTCATGGCTGAGTGCAAAAGATCTTACTCCGTCAGGATTGCTATAAAAATTATCTACAATAATTAAATTTGTTTTCATAATCAATAAATTGTGTCAAAAAAGAACAACTGAAACAAGCGGCCATCATATAGATTGCTTCCAAAATAGTCCAAACTACTGTGAAATAAATCGCCCCGGTACAAGACTAATCGATTATATTTGTTGGCTACTACATCGTATAAGTCCCATTTAGTCATATCTTGTGCATCATAGGACCGATCACCCATTTCAGCAGCAGTAGTTGCACCGTTTTCTTTATATCTGAATAACCCAGTACCACTACTTATTGGGGCATCAGGTGTCAGATACAACACACCAGCCCATTTATTAAAATGATCTGTGTGTATCCAGCTGCGATTTGCTGCTGTGGTAAATTGATATGCCCCGGTGTATCCATTTTTTTCATACCAATTAGTCACTTCACCACCTGCATTCCAAATTATTGTTTGTACAGTTTCTTTGAGATCTGGTGTCAGAAAACTTTTGGTTCTTGCTCCAGGATAATTACCAGTAACATCAAATTTTTGTTGTAGTGCGAAATTCCTGACAGAATCCGGATCGCTATAGAAATTATCAGTGATTAATAGATTGGTTTTCATATAGTGTACTTATTCAAGCAAAACTGTGTAAAGTAAATTATTTTCTTCTTCAAACTTTGTTGACTTATTCAAAGCTTTTTCAATTTCGTCTTCTATTCTTTGATAAATTGTTTTTTCCCAATAGGGCTTGGCCGCTTCAAAATTTTCATGAAGATATGGCAGCATTTCATCGTAGACGTCGGGCGTTAAATTTTTTAGAATGTCATCTAGTTCTTCTATGGTGTTAAATCGAATAATACCTTTAGGATTGAAATATTTTTCAATATTTGTGCATCCATAATAAATGGGCACTGTTAAAGTTTTAAAGCAGTCCAACAATTTTTCAGTAAACATGTTTGTCATAATTTGATTTTCGCAGGCAATGTTAAATTTTGCATTTGCAAAAAACGGATCTTTACTGGGCACTCTCGGGGGACTACGATGCCATAACAAATCAAATTCGCCTATAGATTTTATTTTCTCAAATCGGCGCATTATCATATATCTCATATGATAAGCAGTGCCATTTAATTTGCTGCTCATCATATAACTAATTTGATTTCTTTTTTCTAATTTTAAATCATCAGATATCCAAGACCCAACTGCACAGAATTCTAAGGCATTAGGCAATTGTAACAATCTATCATCGTAGGTCAATATTAAGTCAAAGTTTTGATAATTTTCTTGGACTAGACCGCAAAACATTATATAAAGATTGGGAGGTTCGCTTTGCACCAACACTTTAAATTCCGCATCTGGACAACTATCGACAGTGTCAACACTGACCGAAATGCGTTTATTAAATTGTTTTTTAAAAGTATGTGGACTGTTGATGCCGTATCCTGGCATATATCCTATTTGTTTAATAGTCTGCATTTAATATCTCACTATCCTTCCTGTGACCCCACACTGACCGTCTACTGTCCAGTTAACTGTTTCAACATCTTTGATCAGACCAAACAGTCTTATATACAAATGTACAGTATATTCTACATCTAATAGATAATATTTTCCGTGTTCCATCTGCACCTGTGCGCTAGCAGCCATGATAGCTTCGTAGTGATCTAATCTGTTTGTGCCAAATGCATGTACAACTGTATAAAATCCATATAGTGTGTTGTCGACTAAAATATCCCTGGGCATTGCTATTTCAGATAAATGATTAATGTGTTCACCTGCCCACGCTAATTCTTTTTTCATAAAAAATTTATTTTTAAGCCACGGTTTAAAAACAGAAACATTGTAGTCATCGCCCAACGTATATCTACCACAAATCTTAGTAATAAAATCAAATTTAGATAATTCTTTTTTAAAATGTTTAAAAAATTCTAAAATCATTAAACATTCACAGTATGACTTACTAGAATAAGTTCTCACTATTTCTGCTACTGTTGGATTAATTCTTTCTAAGTTAATATAGTTAAAATTAGATAGATTTAAATCGTCTAGTTCTTTAAAATAAGTCACACTAGAGTCGACGAAATATATAGAAGCTGTTGGATCTTTTTCTTTAATATTTTTAAGTGTTTGAATAGTTTGCTCTAATCTTTGTTCTGTGGTAAAAGCTGTTCGCTTCGAAACACCTTTAAAAGATTTAGTTGGATCTAGCTCTATACTGCTGGTTACAAAAAAAGCATGTTTCATATATAAATTATTCTCTCTCAGATCAATAATTTTTCACTTTATTTCAGACATCCAGTGTGTAATCATTTCATCTAACATTGTTTCAAAAGTATATTTTGGTTTCCAACCTAGTTCGCTGCGTATAGGTGCGCTATCCCCTTTAAGGAACTTTAATTCTTCAGGTCGTAAAAATTTTTGATTTTGAACTACATAATTTTCGTAATTCATATCTAAACTTTCAAACACATATTTACAAAGTTCTCGAACCGTATGACTTTCGCCTGTGGCCACTACCCAATCTCTAGGTGTATCACTGTTAATGATTAAATGCATGGCTCGGACATAATCGTAACTGTGTCCCCAATCTCGACTACTGTCTAAATTTCCAAGTTCTAATTTATCTGTTAGCCCTCGTTTAATTTCCACTGCTGTTTTAACAACCTTGTTAGTTACAAAGTTAGTGCCTCGACGCGGGCTTTCGTGATTAAACAAAATACCATTGCAGGCATGTAGCTTATAGGCATCTCGATAATGGCGAGTTAAATTATACCCCATAACTTTACTGCACCCATATGGGCTAACTGGAACCATTGGAGTAGTTAATCGTTGTACTCCATCAGAATCTATACTGTTTCCAAACATTTCACTGGAACTAGCTTGATAAAATTTGGCCTCAGGCACAAACTGCCTGTATGCTTCAAGCATATTAAGAACACCCAAGCTGTTTGTTTTAATAGTAAATGCAGGCATATCGAAACTAATACGCACATGACTCATTGCACCTAGATTATAAATCTCGTCAGGTTTAACTTGATTTACTACATTGGCAATGCTCATTTCATCTGTTAAATCTCCATAGATTCGTGTAATCTTATCATTAATGTGTTCTAGTCTAGAGCTTTGACCTTCAGGCACACTATGGCGTCGAACGATGCCATATACATCATAGTTTAAACTTAGTAGGTATTCTGACAGATAACTGCCGTCTTGTCCATTAATACCTGTAATCAATGCTTTCTTTTTCATGTTATTTTTTCCATAATTTCTTCTGACTCAGGTCTGCATAGTTTTCCCAACTGCCGCAGTCAGGGTTGTCATCAGGCACTTGATCCATTAAGATAATTCCGCGGGCAGCATCTTCGGGAGTCATGTACATATGCCATCCACAAATATCACCATCGTCATTCCATTGACTTACTTCTAAATCTCTGCCATCATATCTTGCTTTACACAACCAATCGTATGCTTGTTTGTCATCAGTTAAAATCATCCCACCCCGACCGATAGGAATGCGTTTTTTAATTTGAAAACTACAAACATGTAACCCGCCCTGGTACATCCCACGACGCCATCTTGTAGCTGCATCCCAAATGTTGTAAGGTTTTAATTGATACATGCCCGACCATTCTTCATGTCTGAAAATAGGCACTGCCCCTGCATGAACAATGTTCATTGGTATACTCTGATACGTATGTTTAGGAATTTCTATATGCCCTTGTGCCTGCGAGTATTTTAAACTTAGAAAAACACCGTTTGTGCAACAGTCCACTGCCACAGCATAGGTTGACCCTGCAAACTTAGCTACTTTTTGTTCAAAAAGTTCTACTACGTCTCTTGGATCATTCCACGGGTATCCTAATTCTTTTAGTTGTGCTAACTCTGGACGTTGAAAATGAGGGGGCAATTTGCCCGATGGCCAACTGTTAAATTTTGTATTCATTTTGTAGTCTGAATTTGTATCCATGTAATTCTAAATATGGAGTAAACTTCCCTATAGAAGTGGCTCTAATTATTCTATCTAGTTCAGTCTTATCAACTGTCATGTCAATTTTTTGTAAATTGTTAATGGCCGCAATTTTTTTTGCTTTTCCTTGCCACTTATATGTATTAGTTTGAATAGCAGTTTGAAGATAAGTTTTATCCTCTACTATTTTATCAAATACATTAAGAAACAATCTGTATAGCATGTCTTTGCTACGGTCAGATAAAATTTCTATGTTATCTTCGGAATCTATAGGAAACTCTAAAACATCAATAATTGCACCATTATCGATTAGTTCGTTTATAATATGTGCAGTAACACCAAACATGCTGTCATTATTATATAATGCCCAAGATGCTGCCCCACTACCTGGATATTTAGGACTGCCAGGATGAAAATTAATAGCTGCAATTTTGGCTTTGTCTAAAATTTGCTTTGTAAGAATATGATACGATCGAAAACAAACGATGTAATCTCCTTCCCACTCTAAGATTTTCTGTGGCAAAGGCTCATTTCTATTAGCTGAATAAACTATCTCAATGTGATCCGCATAGTCTAACAAATATTCAGCAACTTGTAAACTTCGCTCACAGTTTTGACCTCCAAAATAAAGTACTCGTCCTAACGGTTTATTAATCATTTTAATTTTGGTCCTACCACTTTAGATAAACACCTTGTCATCTTTTTGACCAGTGTACGGGCCAGTTTTATATTCGTATACTACAGTATCATCTTCTAGTATAGTATAAGTATGACCTCCCTCGAACGTCATGCTACAATCTCCGGTGCGTATAATTTGTTTTTCCAATAATGTACCATCAATGTCATAAAAACTGACTTCAACACTGCCTTTGATCACTACCCATGACTCCTGCGCGATTATCTGTTGAACTGGAGTTTTCTTCCAAATGTGCTGATGTGGTTTAAAAGTTTTACCCTTGTCCATACGTAAAGTGGCCAACTGCAAAAACTGATGTTCTTCGGCTACTTCATTGCGAGCTGTAATATCATTGAGCCGATATACTGTGTGAAGATGTTTTGTGGAATTTAATTTGCTGTAAATTTTATACATGATAGAAGTTGTCAATTTTAATTTTATTAAGCCATTCGTCAAATTTGTCGTGAACTACTTGATCACTGAAATTTTGCATAGCCCAATTTCTACAATTTTGTGGATCTAGATCATGTATTTTTTCAGCTGCTCGTACAAACGATCCAAAATCTTTGCAACGAAACCCAGTTACTCCGTGTACTACACTGTCCACATAGCCGCCCCAATCAGTGGCCAATACTGGAGTCCCGCACATCTGTGCTTCGGCAGCAATATTGCCGAATGGTTCAATATAGTGCGTGGGACACATTAAACACTGAGCACCGCCTATTAATTTACTGCGCTGTTCAGGGTTTACATACCCAACTAGCTCAACGTGCTTGGGTATAGTCCTATAACCCAGGTGCTGCAAATCCGACGCAGGACCAGCAATATAAAGTTTCTTGCCCAGTCTTTCTGTTACCTGAACACAAAGATCAATACCTTTATCGTAATTTACTCGGCCTAAATAAACGAAATAATCTTCTTTATCTGCTTTAAATTCAAATTCGCTGGGAGTAAATGCGTTGGGAATTACTGCATCGTACCAACTGGGTTTTAACAACATCCGATGCAGACCATAATAATAGTGCATTTGACTATAACTAACAAATGCCCTATATTGAGTATATACTGTTTCAGGCGGATACCCTATACTGGGCTCTAATAATTTTAAATCGTTGTGTGCATCCATTACGGGCTTATTGGCTAATCCGTAAAATGCCAGTAACATATCCCCAGGTTTTTTACGACGCTTCACTGCGTCAATGGCTCTTTGATTATAAATATTTTCTAAATCTTTTCGATGCGGAAATAGATTGCCATCATTGGGCGGTGCAAACTCATCGTTGGTCACACAGACTTCGTGATCACAATCAACTTCGGCTGATTCATGGCCATAATGGATCAGATTCCAGCCTCGTTTTTTCATATTTTCAATAAACTTTAATGCTGCAACATTAAATGGATCCATCCTGTAACGTGTATGCGTAATAGCACTAGGATTAGATAGAATATGTAGTGTGGGGAAGTCTGAACTTTTAGTTGAAGTATTCATAGGCCATTGTATTATACACGATATTTATAGGTGTGTATACTGTTAAATCAAATTTATTTTTATAAAATTGTTCTATACTTAACCGGCTGTATTTTAACTTTACCAAAAAAATGATTTGAATGTATGTAAAGTATGTTTAATATTCTTTCAGCTAAGAATGCCAAAAGTCTTTTTTCTTCTAAACTTCTAATAGAATGTATATTGTCTTGTATATATGGTAGGGTATATTTTGTACCTTCGTACAATTCAAAAATTATGTCAAACAACACCGAACAAACAGAATCAAAAATTTTTCTTTGTGCAAAAAACATGTTGCATGGAGATATAAATTTAAACTGATTCAAAGACTGTATCATTTCTGGCGTAATTGATATTTTTTTTATTCTTGCCGCTTCCATCAAAATTTTTATACCTAATTCGCCGTGATGTCTTGCAAATTGTTGCCATATACTTTCATCGACCGGGATAAATTCAGACACAAACAGAGTATTTGTATCCAATGGAAAAAAATTATTTAATTCTTCTTCATTGTAAAATCTTCTATATTGATTTGTGCCCACAAATTCGTCATCTGTATTTTTCCATACCCAATATAATCCAGTCAAATCGCCCAGCAAATAATTCAAATGCGAAATGTTTTCTTGTGTATCGTCCAGAATATAATTTAAATCTAAACATTTTTTGCGAGTGGCTTCATTTAAAAAATGAGATCCTCCCATGATAGTTTTTTGATTATACTGTGTATGTAAGGGTTTTCTTCCGTGAAAAGAATTACAGTATAGTGTTAGTCCAAAAGGTTGATGCTGTTCCATATCGATTCCCAATTAATATGTGGATCTTTTTCTAAGTCTGATTGTAAATGCAGTGCAAGAGAGTTAATCGGTATTAATCCAAGAACACCTCTTTTGGTTAACATATAATTCAACGAAACGTTTTCTAATTTATGGGCGTCTTTTTTATCTATTAGCTCGAAAAAATAATTATATAAATCCCAGTGCTGACTGAACTGCTGATGTGATGTGAGAAAAGAACAACTCATATCGTAGTATTGTATCCAATAACCGTGTTTACCTACTATAACAGTTCTAGGAGTTTCTCTGTTTCTGTATTGAGTTAACCATGAGTTGGGATCGTTGTAAGGACTTATTATTGTGTGAGTTGTTGTCTCATTATATATTTGATAAAATACATCTATTACATCCGAAATTGCTGTTTGAGTAAACAAATAATCATCTTGTATTTGATATACCAAATCTTTACCGTTCCGTTGAAGCCAATGATAACAGTGTTCTATACTTTTTCGAATGCCGGTTTCGCTGGTTAATTCGAGTATTTCAATTTGAATTTTATCCGACGAAAATTTTTCACCGCATTGGTTAATAAATTCTTTTAATTCTACACTGGAGTGATCATCGATTATAACAATATTATGTGATGCATTATGATTTTGCTCGGAGCAATATCGAACAGATTCTAAAAAAGATTTAATACATTTTTTGGAAATCAATGTTCTATCATCACTTGCATATCTTTTTTGACTTTGATATGATTTCACGTCGCAAGTTTGTAAAGCGTAGTGTATTTGAATTTGATTTATTGCGGTCTGCATAATAAATTATTTCCAATGGTTTCATACCCATAATCGAATTGATCTAAAAAATTTTTAATGTCTTCAATAATAGACTTTCTATTGTCAGAATGTTCAATGAATACTACTGGAAAATGTTTCTTTATTGTTTTAGTGGCACCTATTAGTACATCTAAGTCCATGCCTTCGACATCAATTTTAAGTAAGTGTATTTTTGGTATGTTGTGATATTCTACAAACCAATCCAATGTATTGATCTGAACAACAATCTTATTGTGCGTAGTCTGTGAAATAACATTCTCAACTAAACTGAATGTTCCATAATCATTTTTCTCAAAATAATTTGGTTCTTCAAATTCTATCTTAGTATTTTCCTTACCTAGACCTATATTGTATGTGTATACATTATAGAGATTATTGATGGCTGCATTGCCAGATAACATTTGGAACACTTGTCGTTGAGGTTCAAAGGAATATACCTTTCCTTTTGGAAATGCTTTCGCCATCCACGTTGTAAATGTTCCTATGTTTGCACCAATGTCAAATATCACTGGTTCTGAAAATTCTTTAATTGATTGATAACAGTTGTATGCTTCTACCGTTGAAGTATTTCCATGATCTAATAGCCATTGACCGTGACCGACCTGTTCATGGTTGCAGTCAAATCTGTTAACAATCATTAACCCGTGATCGCAACTCAGTAAAACATTTCGGTGAACTTTGTCACCTATATTAAAGACCATTTTATTCTTTCAATTTTACAAATGCAGTTTGAAAAGAATCCGGTAAATGTATTAGTTCTATCTGATGCCAGTGTGACTGTATAAACATTTCAATGCCCATTCTAGGTGAAAGTTGTACTGGAGCACTGCCGTGTTCATCAACTAGTTTCCAACCTATAGAATCATCGCAGAGCATGACTCCGCCAACAGGCAATAATCTCCATGATAACACCATGTCTTCTAATACTGCTGCTGAAGAGTGATCACCGTCAACAAAAATAAACTCAACTTTTTCTTTTTGATGAATTAATTCAACAAGGGCTTCATAGCTATATTTGTTAATGTAGGTTACATTGCCCACACATTTACTTAAATTATATTCAAAAGTTCGTTTGATAGTTGCAAAATCAAAAGCATGATTATCGTTTAAAGTTGTATGTGGGTCTATAGCATATATTTTAAACTTATCATTATGAATTTTACCAAACTCCGATACCCAAAACGTAGTTATTCCTTCGAAACAACCAATTTCTATCATTGTGTTCGGGACACCATATTTTTCAAATAAAAATTTGATATTGGTCTGTGTTCTTTCTCTGCCCATATCAACAGTTGAAATATACATATTAGCTATTCCGTTTAGCCCAATCCTCAAACCTGCCGGGTTTGTGTACTCGAATAAAGATATTAATACTCTCTGCAACATTAGCCATGGTATTTAAATTAATGTCGAGCTGTTTCGGTGCTAACATACCATCTTGTTGTTGCTGTAACCAATAACCAACCATATTGTAAGTTGTGTCATATACTTCAAGATCAACGCCGTGATATAATCCATACGTACTATCACTTAATTTTTTTGCAATAGATTCAAAATTTACTTTTTGATCAAACATTTTAAATGTTTTAGCTGATAGTGGGCGAACATGTGTATAGTCATCCCAATATAAATCGCAGCGATGATGTGGTACGTTAATAAACCATTCGGCACCATCTTTACTGACTCTATACATTTCTTTGATGATATTAGTAAAAACTTTTGGATTTTGTCCAAGGTGCTCTAATATATTATCAGCATTAATTTTGTCAAAGAAATTATCTTCGTAGGGCCAAGGAGTAACTTCAAAGTCTAAAACTTCATCTGGATTACATTTTGATTCTATGTCTACATTCCAATGATCGTAGAGTTTTTTAAAGCCGCAGCCCATGTTTAGTTTTGTATGCTCAGGTATCATAATATTTCCTTAAATCCAGGCATCCCAAAAAATTTCGCGATTATATTGTTCATATAAATCCAAACCAAGATATTCTACGCAATTGACCGTTGTTTTTTCAAGAGAAGGTTTAACTTTGTGTAGGTCTGGTAATCCTACTGCAAGGTCATTGTAATTTTCAGTTTGTTCAATTTTTTGATAATCGTGTTTAAAATCTGGTAATTCAAAGAAGTCATAGATTCTTTTCGTCTGACTCTTCGGACTGCTACAAAAACGATTATAATCAATAAATAAAAATCTATCAAGGTAACCCATAGTAATCGCATCTTTTAAATTTCTATGGCTTAATCCCATTGCACCATCCGGCCCAGCATAGTAATATGCTCTTGAAGCAATACTCGATCCTTCTCTGAGATGTGCATCGACATTTGTAAAAAATAAGGGATTCTCTTTACGCATTCTTTCAAATGAAGTTAGAATCTCCGCTGGATTTCTGACACATATAATCATCTTGACTTGTTTCTGCAAGACTGCTTCAAGTTGTCCAATTAGTGGAACCCATCCTCTGTCTTTGTCAAAAACTATGGGTCTATCTATGTGCGAATAATATCCATCGAGCACACTGTTCAAAACACCAGCTTTTGCCTGATCATTTCGATATTCTTTATTTGATTCAATACTACTCCAACTAGCATTGATAGATCCAAAAATAGATGCCAATGAACTTACTGATTCACCGTGAATTTCTGGATTTTGTTTAAGTAAGTTTGTTATAAGGGTTGATCCGGACCTGGGTAGGCCAGAAATAAAATACAAATGTTCTTTTTTCATTTAGACTCCAACTAATTTAATGTATATCAATATAAATATATATCTTATTTGTTGAAGCTTTCTTTTTTTTATTTCGGAAAAAGTTTTGTTAATTCTTGCGAGACTTCTTCAAATGTTTCTTTCCATTTACCAAATTTTTTCTGTCTAAAAACTCTTGTTGAGTCTTGATACCATGGACTATGTTTATCGCCACATGCCCAAACATGATAAGGTAAAAGTGGAACAATTACCCAAGTTGGTTTACCCATGGCTGATGCTATATGAGCAATACTAGTACAAGATGTTATTACTAAATCTAAGTTTTGTATACATGCAACAGTATCTTCCCAAGATATAATTAAGTGTTGTAGATCAGAGATTTCATCGGGCAATTCTCTCAAATCTGTATCTCTTTGCAAACTATAGAACTGTATGTGTTCATTGTCTTTATAGAGATTTGTCAACTTTTCTGCTGGAAATATTCTGAATTGTTGATGTTCAAACAATGGACTTCCGCTCCAGCGAATACCCACTTTAATTTTTTTCTCCGTATTCAACATTGTTTTCCAAATATCAACACTCTCATTTTTTGCAAAAATATATGGTTCATTGGGCAGAGTCTCAAATGTATGCCCAAATAACCAACTACAACTAAAACCAGGAATCCAATAATCGTGAAAAGTTGAACTTACTTCATCCAACGTTATACATTTGTGAGTTCCTGGAATTCTAAGAAAAACTGGATGTAAGGATTTGTCACAACAAAGAATTGCGATCCCGCCTCTTTTCCAAACTTCTGTTGCAAATCTTGCGTATATGATTTGATCGCCGAAACCACATTCCATGTTAAGTATAACAGTTTTTCCTGTTAAATCGTCTTGCCCATTCCATATAGGTTTGGTGGTGTTTATTTTTCCGGATCCATATACTTTAAGACTTCTGCCATATTCAAGACATTGAAAACCCTCTTGTAATTTACCTTGATTAATTAAGAACCAACCACGATTAAATTTTGCCCTTGGATCAGTAGGATCATTAGCTTCCATTTGTTCTGCAAGTTTCCATCCTTCTGCAAAACGGCCGCGGATCATTAGATTTAACTGTTGATCTATTAGATGCATAATGCAACTTTCTTGTAAAATATCTATTTATGTAAGATTTCTCAGAGCTAAAGTAAAATTTTGGCCTGCACTAACCGCAATCCACGAACTAGAACCTATTTGAACTGGTGATGATTTACCGAGTGTGACCGTGGTGTTGTCGCCCAGTTGTCCATATTGGTTTCTTCCCCAGGTGAACAATTGTTTATCTGATCTTATGGCTGCGGTGTGTCCATCGCCAGCACTCACCGCCGTCCATGAACTGCTTCCAATTTGCACTGGTGATGATTTATTGACTGTGGTATTATCACCTAATCGACCATAAGTATTTTGACCCCAAGTAAACAATAATCTATCACTTCTAATAGCCGCTGTGAAAGCGCCGTTGCCCGCAGCGGCGCTCACAGCCGTCCATGAACTGCTTCCAATTTGCACTGGTGATGATTTATTGACTGTGGTATTATCACCTAATCGACCATTAGAACCTTGACCCCAAGCAAATAATAATCGATCTGATCTAAGTGCTAGAATGTGATTACCCCCAGCACTCACCGCCGTCCATGAACTGCTTCCAATTTGCACTGGTGATGATTTATTGACTGTGGTGTTATCACCTAATCGGCCGTAACTACCCAAACCCCAAGTAAATAGTGTACCACCAGATCTAATGGCTGCTGCGAAATAACTACCAACACTAACTGCTGTCCACGAACTTGATCCTATTTGGACTGGTGATGATTTACTGATAGTGGTACCATCACCTAGATTGCCCTGGCCACCAAAACCCCATGTAAACAATAATCCATCACTTCTAATAGCTGCTGTCTGAATACCGCCAGCACTTACGGCAGTCCAACTACTGGATCCAATTTGCACTGGTGATGATTTACTGACTATAGTGCCGTCGCCCAGCTGGCCTTGACTACCACCGCCCCAGGTAAACAATAAGTTGTCAGATCTGATTGCTGCTGTATGGGATCTGCCGACCGACACTGCTGTCCACGAACTTGATCCAACTTGAACTGGTGATGAAAAATTAGAAGCATTATTACCTATTAGCACTGGTGATGATTTACCGGTTGCGGTGCCGTCACCTAAGCTTCCAAAAGAGTTGAATCCCCAAGCGTACAATAATCCATTAGATATAATAGCATCAACCCAGCCGTTACCAACACCTATTGCGGTCCAACTACTGGATCCAATTTGTACTGGTGATGATTTGTTAACTGTGGTACCATCACCCAATCGGCCGTAACTACCCAAACCCCAAGTAAATAGTGTACCATCAGATCTGATAGCCACGGTGAATGCTACACTAGCACTTACTGCCGTCCATGAACTAGAACCTATTTGAACTGGTGAATTAGTATTTAAAAGAGTATTACCCAAAAGAACTGGTGATGATTTGCTGACAGTGGTGGCATCACCAATGGCACCTTGAGTATTGAACCCCCAAGCGTACAGTAATCCATCGGATCTGATGGCCTCCGTAAAATTACTAAAAGAACCCACTGCCGTCCACGAACTGCTTCCAATTTGCACTGGTGATGATTTACCGGTTATAGTGCCGTCACCTAATTGTCCATCAATGTTAGTACCCCAGGTAAATAGTGTACCGCCAGATCTAATTGCAGCCGTGTTAGAAGTACCTGCAGACACTGCCGTCCATGAACTGCTTCCAATTTGAACAGGTGATGATTTATTGACCGTGGTACCATCACCTAATCGACCAACTGTCGCTAGGCCCCAGGTAAACAGTGTACCACCAGATCTGATAGCTGCTGTGTGGGCATAGCCAGCACTTACTGCGGTCCATGAACTGTTTCCAATTTGCACTGGTGATGATTTATTGACCGTAGTGCCGTCACCTAATCGGCCAGTAACACCAGAACCCCAAGTAAACAGTGTACCACCAGATCTAATAGCTGCTGTGTGCGTATAACCAGCACTTACTGCTGTCCATGAACTAGAACCAATTTGAAATGGTTGTGATGTGTTGGCAACAGAACCATCACCCAATTGACCTTGAGTGTTGAATCCCCAAGTAAATAGTGTACCACCAGATCTGATAGCCACACCGTGGCCTAGGCCAGCACTTATTGCTGTCCACGAACTTGATCCTATTTGAACCGGTGATGATTTGTTGACAGTGGTACCATCACCTAATCGGCCATTACCACCAGCGCCCCATGCAAATAATAATTGATCTGATCTAAGTGCTAGAGTATGAACACTACCAGCACTTACTGCCGTCCATGAACTGCTTCCAATTTGAACAGGTGATGATTTGTCAATTTGGGATCCATCACCCAATTGTCCAAAATTGTTTCGACCCCAGGTAAACAATAATCCATCTGATCTTATGGCCACTGAGTGAGCACCATGTGTGCTAGTGCTTATTACAGTCCAACTAAAGACTTGAGTGCTGGGTGTTCCAAGTTGTCCAAAAGTATTTTGTCCCCAAGTAAATAATTTACCATCTGAGTCAATAGCTGCTGCGAAATAACTACCAGCACTTACTGCTGTCCAAGAACTGCTTCCTATTTGAACTGGTGACGATTTGCTGACAGTGGTACCATCACCTAATTGTCCAGAACTGTTAAGTCCCCAACCAAATAGTGTACCACCAGATCTAATAGCTGCTGTCTGAGCTCCGCCGGCACTTACTGCCGTCCATGAACTGCTTCCAATTTGAACCGGTGATGATGCGTTGGTTACAAGATTATTACCAAGTTGGCCATTGCCGTTGAAACCCCAAGTAAATAGTGTGCCGCCAGATCTGATAGCGGCTGAGAAGGCGCCATTGGCAGCAGCACTTACTGCTGTCCATGAACTGGATCCAACTTGAACTGGTGATGATCTGTTAATGGTATTTAGAACACCTAATTGGCCAGTATTGTTTCTGCCCCAAGTAAATAATAATCCATCACTTCTAATGGCGACTGTATGAGTTTGACCAGCACTTACTGCGGTCCAACTACTTGATCCAATTTGAATCGGTGATGATTTATTGACCGTGGTATTATCACCTAGTTGACCAACACTATTGAGACCCCAAGTAAACAACAAATTATCTGATCTTATAGCAGCGGTGTGACCTCCACTAGCACTTATTACAGTCCAACTAAAAACATCAGTTGCTTTGCCAAGTTGACCATACGTTCCCGCACCCCATGCATACAAAAATCCTGGAGAAACGGCTACACTTCCGGCCGCAGCAAACATGGTGCCAATGTCTACACCACCTGCCTGAAAATTAGTAGTTCCAAAAGCTGTGCCGCCATTACTCACACTGTAGTAATAGTTAGAGATATCGGTGCCGGCCACTGTATAACTTACATCGGCTCTTTTTGAAGATGAGCCTATGGGTTCAAACAGTGTGTCTAGATCGGAGCCGTTAAATCTAAAACTTGTGGTTGGCATTTATTTTTTATTGTCCAGGTTGTTCTTCTACCGTTGGTTCTGATGGAGCTGGTTCTGATGGAGCTGGCGGAATTTCTAATATGTCTCTATGCTCATATACTTCACCGTTTTCGATAGTATAGTTTAGATAATCAGACATTTTGTGTGTTGTGGGATCAAACGGTGTTGTGTCTCTGATAATTTTAACAAAACCATTTTCACGCATAAAGTTTTCATCAACTTTACATTTTAGATGAAAATTGTCATGCTCATTCCAATTTTGTGGCAATAAGTCATAGACACCTTTAAGTTCACCGTCGACTAAATTTGCATATACTGTCATTTGTTTTCTCCTATTTGATGATATTTTTCAAATAAAATATTTATTTTGGACTCTAATTCTTTTATTGATTTTTGCTGCTCTTTTATTGCTTCAATTAGTAGTCCAATAATACTGTCATATGACACAGATTTAGTTCCATTTTCATTGGTGTTGACAATTTCTGGTATAATAATTTCAACTTCCTGTGCAATTATACCCATTGCTTTATTCTTATTGTCTTTCCATCTGAATGTTACCCCTCTCATTTGCAACAATTTATTCAATGAATCTTCAATAGTTTCTATATTTTCTTTGATATTTTTATCAGACAATGTATTGAATATTGTTGCATTTAATGTGCCAGTTGACGGATTAAAATATAGTTTTGTACTACTAGCTTCAGCGGTTTGATTTGATCCAATTGCTGGAACAAATACTGGATAATGATTGGCGTTCGTTGTGCTTTCTTCTGTTGCATTAATTGTTGTACTTGGACCAGCAGGTCCTTGCGGTCCTTGCGGTCCTGTATTACCTATGGGTCCGATTGGACCTTGTGGTCCTTGTGGCCCTGTATTACCGATTGGTCCGATTGGTCCGATTGGACCTTGCGGTCCTTGCGGTCCTGTATTACCTATGGGTCCGATTGGACCTTGTGGTCCTTGTGGCCCTGTATTACCGATTGGACCAATCGGTCCGATTGGACCCTGTGGACCCTGTGGCCCTTGTGGTCCTGTGTTACCTATAGGTCCGATTGGTCCGATTGGTCCTTGCGGTCCTTGCGGTCCTGTATTACCTATGGGCCCGATTGGACCTTGCGGTCCCTGTGGTCCTGTATTGCCAATCGGTCCTTGTGGTCCTTGTGGACCTGTATTACCGATTGGACCTTGCGGTCCCTGTGGTCCTGTATTGCCAATCGGTCCTTGTGGTCCTTGTGGACCTGTATTACCAATTGGACCTTGTGGTCCTTGCGGGCCTGTATTACCGATTGGCCCTTGTGGCCCTTGTGGGCCTGTATTACCGATTGGCCCGATAGGCCCGATAGGCCCTTGTGGCCCTTGTGGCCCTTGTGGCCCCGTATTACCTATAGGACCGATTGGGCCTTGTGGACCTTGTGGCCCAGTATTGCCAATTGGACCTTGTGGCCCTTGTGGCCCTTGTGGCCCTTGTGAGCCACCTGCTAATAAGTTAGTTCCTACTCCTGCTGCTGCGGCAGTGACATCCAAATAAGCACCACGATTAGTTCCGCCGGCTTCAAAGAATCTTAAAAAATTTTGATGTACATCAATTGTAACACCGCGTACTATTGTTGTGTTAGTTGCTGAATTAGCCAGGAATATCTCCCCACCTTCGTTGCCACTTTGGTAGGTAGATTCAAGATTACCGTTAACTTTGATGCTTACACCATCATACTGTAATCCTGAACTTCCAGTAACAACGTTACTAGAATTTCTGTATATGATCTGATTAGCACTTCCTGCAACAGGTCCGGCTGGTCCTTGTGGTCCTTGTGGTCCTGTGTCACCGATAGGTCCTTGCGGTCCCTGCGGTCCTGTGTTACCGATAGGTCCTTGCGGTCCTTGCGGTCCTGTGTTACCGATAGGACCCTGCGGTCCTTGCGGTCCTGTGTTACCGATAGGTCCTTGCGGTCCTTGCGGTCCAATTTCACCCTGTGGTCCCTGTGGCCCTGTATTACCAATTGGACCCTGTGGTCCCTGTGGGCCGATTGGTCCCTGTGGCCCCTGTGGTCCTGTATTACCAATTGGTCCTTGTGGTCCTTGTGGTCCTACTGCTTGTTGTCCGTTAGCATAAAAATAATTACCAGCATATATATTTCCGGCAATGCCCGCGCCACCGGCAACTACTAATGCACCTGAGCCAGTAGAAGTCGAAATAGTTGAATTAGCAAGGATTAATTCACCAGATTTAATCGTGCCGTATGTACCAGTGATAACGTTGGCATTAACATCTTCTGTGGCACCCGAACCTAACCACTCAAGATAACCAGTCTCATTTTGCCACCCTAAAAACGCATTACTATTTTCTGTTTTATAATAATGAAATCTAATACCTATGTCTTTGCCATCATTGAATGTTAGATTGGCTAAGTTCGGTAAAGTATGCAATTCAATGATACTATCAGTGAAATATGTATTATTCGATCCAGATGCAATGACATTGCCGCTGACTACTAAGTTACCGGTAACAGTTAAGTTACCAGCCACTGTAGAATCTGTGTTTGCGTAAAAACTGTTTAACGTTGCCAGTCCACTAGTACCAATAGTTGTAAATAGTCCAGTGCTTGGTGTCAAATTACCGATTGGTGTGTTTTGTAGCCCACCAAATGCTCTAGCTGATCCACCCGCATTTAAATTACCGCTTACGCCAGTCCCACCTAATACAACTAAAGCACCAGTGCTGGTACTAGTAGAAGCTGTGTCATTGTTAAAACCAGCAATTTTACTGCCAGCAACTGTAACAGATAATGTATTATTGCTATTTTCTGTGTAGAAACCGACCTGACTTGATTCTATGGCCAAAGGCGGATTAGTTACATCGTTTGTCTGTCCATTGACTAGTATTTTCTGATTATCAATGCTGTGATATGATGTTCCTTGATCGGCAAAAACAATCATACTATAACTAGCATAGAACCCAGTGTCAGTTACTCCTTTTCTCCATACCAGTGATGGTGATACAGCGTTACCATCTGAAAGTATGACTTGGCCGTTTGATGTAACGTTGCCGCCTGTGATATTACCAGTGACGCTTACTGTAGTAAATTGACCAGTGCTTGGTGTTACGTTACCAATTGGTGTATTTTGTAGACCACCTGTTGCTGTTAACGCACCAGTACTGGCATTAAATGTAAATTTTGGCGTCGAAACGTTGGGAGTTTGATTTGATCCCGCAGCACCTACCATCACAGGATATAATATTGTTGTACTTGTATTATCTGTGGCATTAATTATAGTTGATGGGCCAGTGGGCCCTTGTGGGCCAGTGTTACCAATGGGGCCTTGTGGGCCTTGTGGGCCTTGTGATCCTGCTCCACTTGGACCTTGTGGTCCTTGTGGTCCTTGTGATCCTGCTTCACCTTGCGGTCCTTGTGGTCCTTGTGGTCCTGCTCCACTTGGTCCTTGTGGTCCTTGTGGGCCAGTGTTACCAATGGGGCCTTGTGGGCCTGTTTCACCCTGTGGTCCTTGTGGGCCGGTATTACCAATTGGTCCTTGTGGTCCTTGTGGGCCAGTGTTACCAATGGGGCCTTGTGGGCCTGTTTCACCCTGTGGTCCTTGTGGGCCGGTATTACCAATTGGTCCCTGTGGTCCTTGTGGGCCGGTATTACCAATTGGTCCCTGTGGGCCTGTTTCACCCTGTGGTCCTTGTGGGCCGGTATTACCAATTGGTCCCTGTGGGCCCTGTGGTCCTACTGCTTGTTGTCCGTTGGCATAAAAATAATTACCTGCATAGATATTTCCAGCAATACCCGCGCCACCAGCAACTACTAACGCACCTGACCCAGTAGAAGTCGAAATAGTTAAATTAGCAAGAATTAATTCACCAGTTTTAAAAGTTCCGTATGTGCCTGTGATAACATTAGCATTAACATTTTCTGTAGCGTCTGCACCTAACCATTCCAGATAACCAGTTTCGTTTTGCCATCCTAGGAATGCATTTTGATTATCTGTTTTATAATAATGGAACCTAATACCTATGTCTTTGCCATCATTGAATGTTAAGTTTGCCAAATTTGGCAGAGTGTGTAATTCGATGATGCTATCAGTGAAGTATGTATTATTCGATCCAGATGCTATAACATTACCACTTACTATTAAATTACCATCAACTGTAAAATTACCAACGACAGTGGAATCTGTGTTGGCATAAAAACTATTCAAAGTTGCCAACCCGCTGGACTGAATTGTAGTAAATCGACCCGAACTAGGGGTGACGTTTCCTATAGCAGTGTTTTGAATACCAGCTTGGGCCTGTAACGTAGTGCCTACTGTAGCAGATCCATTAGCTGTTAATGCTGCGGCAGTAATATTGCCAGTGGCACTTACTGTGGTAAATTGACCACTACTTGCTGTTCCATTGCCAATAGGTGTATTTTGTATTCCACCCTTGGCCTGTAATGTAGTAGTGGCAACTACACTGGTATTAACTGTAAGACCGTTTACTCTGGTATTGCCCCCTGAAACTATGGTAGTATTGCTGAATATAGAATTAGCAATAAAAACGTCGGGATTGGTTAAAAGACGTGTCCAAGTATTGTTGCTGCTGGTATACTCATAGGTAATACCGTTGACATTTGCACTTTGACCGTTGGTTGGATTACTAGGAAACGACATTTTTTACCTTCTATATTATTTAATTATCAATTATTTCCATAATCCATGTTTGTGTATCTTTATCATAATGATTATTCATATAATATATTAACTGATCCAGCGTCAAAAGTGTCAGTGCCATTTACTGTGGTTAATCTTACTCTATCTAAAGTGCCACTCAGAGATTTAGCACCACCAGTGGAATATATGTAACCGGCCGCGCCGCCGGTTCCAGCCAAACTACCCATACAAGTCCAAGAGTTTGTTGAACTAGAAAGTAAAGTAAGAATAACTGTCCCATGCAATATATGACCAGCGCCACCAACTGAGAATCCAAATCCAGCCGTGTAGTTTGATCCAGCGACTGTGGCTCCGAGAAAAGTTCCAACTCCTAAATAGCCAGTGTTTTCAATTCCGCCTGAATCTCCAAGTTGTACTAACCAGTTACTAGTACCACTAGTACTCACACCACTATACATAATTGTAATTCTTTTTACCCAACTTGGTATGCTAGTGAAATCTATGCTTGTGCCGCTGGTCGATGCTTGTGCTGTCCCTAATACCAGTGGTTCCACTTGTGATCCAGAAACAAATAAATCGCTGTTTCCAGAGACAATTACATTACCAGTAACTGTTAAATTACCTGAAGTGTTGATTGTGTCTATTGCTGCTGTTCCGTATGCCATTGTATTAGTTCCTTGTTAAGCCCAGGTGCCTATGCTAGTATTACTTCCTGCTGCACCGACTGGCCAAATTGAGAAGTAACTACCAATCGCTGTTGTGTATGCTCCTCCTGGCGCCGCACTTAGTTGATATTGAGGTATAAGTGTTCCGCCTGTGTTTACTGAGATAGTACCGTTTACTTTATAAAGCCGACATGTAGTTGCCGCTGCTTGAGCACCGTTAACTAAAAAAGAGCTTAAAGTTTGTATATAATATTGAAAAGAAACTCCATTTGCAGTATCAGTAAAGGTAGTAGTATTAATTGACCCGGATTGAAGCCAGTATGCAACATTGTTTATTGTTGCTGTTCCGCCATATAACAAAGATGTAGTGTGTGATGTGGCGCCTGCAGTTTTACTTAAGGCATACACCCCTTCAAAATGATAAATGGTGTTGGAGCTTAGAGTTACACCAACACCTAGTATACTCTGTGCTGTATTAACATTTGATCCAACTAATGCACTATCCAATCTAAAGTACTGTGCGCTAGAAACTAAACCACGCTGGGTACTTAGTGGAGTAAAATATAATTCTCCACCATCATATTCCAAAGTTCCTGCATTTGCTGTACTTAATGCAGTATTAGCAAGAACAACTTTGCCTCCACTGCTAATAGTTAAACCTGTAGTACCATCGCTTTGTAATTGTAGTATGCCTGATCCGTCGGCCGTCTGTACCAGACCTGTGGTTGATGTTGTTGATGCGTTTATTGTGCTTGCCATATTTAATTTATTTCTCTATTAAATTCCAATTACTGTCTTCTTCATTCCAAAAATAAGATTCACCATCATTCGGATATGGAACTGGACTTTCCCATAGCCAAGTGTTTGTATTCAGTACCCAACTTGAAAAAGGTTGCTGTGCATAAAAAACATCATTTTCTTTATCATACGTATAGCCAACGCCGGCATAATTTCCACGCAATGCAATACCATTGTCAGGTAAACCATCAGGACCATAGTGTACGTTTCCTCGGGTATTGAAACTAGTTTGTATCCATTCGCCTGGAATAGAATCAATAAATGTATTGATAAAATCTTGTTCTGCCACAATGACTTGTAAAACTTTTCCTTCAAAAACTTTTGCGTAATGACTCATTTTAATATTTCCTTATGCTGTAAAAGTTCCAGATGAAGTAAAACTGTGAACCCAGTAAGTAACATTTCCAGACGTATATGTTGAAACGGTTCCACCGGTGCCTATTTGAGCCGTGCCTGAGTACGAAATAATTACGATGCCAGAACTACCGGATCCGCCCAATGTTCCACCACCACTCCCACCCCCTCCGCCTCCCCCGCCACCACTACCAGTATTTGGGGATGGCGCTGCGCTTCCATTAGTGTTACCAGAACCACCGGCACCCCCTATAGATGATCCACCTGCTCCACCAGTTCCACCTGCTCCACCGCCTCCGCCCGCAGCATAGGTCACAGACGATCCAGTGATAGTTGATGCGGTGCCAGCTCCGCCTGCACCACCTACACTGGTGCTAGCTGAATTTGAACCTGCTGCTCCCGACCCGCCACCGCCACCGCCTGCTGAAGATGCACTACCATTTCCACCTGAACCATTTCCTCCATTATTGCCTTGCGGCGGTGATAATACTGGAACGTTGCCATTATATCCTGTACTGGTACCAGGTGCGCTGGTATATCCACCACCACCACCACCCGATCCACCAGTGCTACCAGCACCGTTGAAGCCACTGCCGCCGCCGCCGCCAGAAGAAACCAGATCTGTTGTGAATGATGAATTACCGCCTGCAGTTCCGCCGACATAAGTCGATGCAGATGTGCCACCTGCTCCCACTATTACTGTATATAAATTTTTGCTTGTGACACCCAATGTACCAGTACGATAACCGCCTGCACCGCCACCTCCTGCAGTAGCATTTGTCGATCCAGCACCACCACCAGCACCACCACCACCGACAATTAAATAATTTATAGTATAGTTAAGACCTTGAAAAATACCTGCCCATGAAGATAACACCGGACTATACCATTCAATATATCCTAACGTAGTATTGTAACCTAATTGTCCAGCACTGGGGTTAGCAGGGCGGCCCGCTGAAGTCCAACTTGGCAATACCATTCCATTTGTTCCGTCTAATGTTAAAGCCATTTTTGTTAACCTTTTATCCTTTTACTATATTTTAATTTGATCATTTTATAGTACCACCCATTTTTGACCTGATGCTATAGTAATTGTTACTCCGTCTTGTACTGTTAGCGGTCCTACACTAACTGCACTATTACCAGCTGTAATAGCCACATTTGAAGTAATAGTGGTCAAATTGTAGGTTACAAAACTGCTTACACTTCCGCCACCCCCAGCTGGTCCAGCCGGACCTTGTGGTCCTTGTGGTCCTTGTGTTCCTGATCCTTGTGGACCTTGTGGACCTGTATTACCTTGCGGACCTTGTGGACCTTGCGCTCCATTATTTCCTGCTGGTCCTTGCGGGCCTTGCGGGCCGCCTGCGTTTCCTTGTGGTCCTTGTGGCCCTTGTGCTCCAATCACACCCTGTGGTCCTTGTGGACCCTGCGAACCTTGTGGACCGCCTCCTGGGCCTATAGCTCCCTGTGGTCCTTGTGGTCCTTGCGGGCCCGGAACATTACTGACACCACTGGGTCCTTGTGGTCCCTGTGCACCTTGTGGACCTGTTCCACCAGGTCCTTGTGGGCCTTGTGGTCCGATTGGTCCTTGTGGTCCTTGTGGTCCTGCTCCACTTGGTCCTTGTGGTCCTTGTGGTCCAATTGCTCCTTGTGGTCCTGTATTGCCAATTGGTCCTTGTGGCCCTTGTGGCCCTTGTAATCCTGACGGTCCTTGCGGTCCTTGTGGGCCGCCGCCAGGCCCTTGTGGACCAGTCGTACCCTGTGGACCCTGTGGACCTTGAGGCCCAGGATCTCCTTGAGGTCCAAACTCTCCTGCAGGACCTTGTGGCCCTTGTGGTCCTTGTAGTCCTCGTGGTCCTTGTGGCCCTTGTGGCCCTTGCGGTCCTCGTGGACCTTGTGGACCCGATGCTGGACCTTGTGGCCCTTGTGGCCCTCTAGGCCCTGGAGAACCAGCTGGTCCAGCTGGTCCTGTTTGTCCTTCTAGTCCTTCGGGTCCTTGTGGTCCTTGTGGTCCTTGTGGTCCTCCTGCAGGACCTTGTGGACCTTGCACTCCCCTAGGTCCCCTAGCTCCTTGTGGACCTTGTGGTCCTCCTGAATCTCCGCTAGGACCTTGTGGTCCTTGTGGACCTTGTGAGCCTTGTGGGCCTTCAAATCCCTGTGGACCTTGTGGTCCTGTTTCTCCTTGTGGACCTTGTGGACCACCTGCAGGGCCTTGTGGTCCTTGTGTACCTGTGTTACCAATTGGACCTTGTGGACCTTGCAATCCACGAGGTCCCTGTGGACCTTGCGCTCCATTATTTCCTGCAGGACCTTGTGGTCCTTGTGGACCACCTGCAGGGCCTGTATCACCTTGTGGTCCTTGTGGTCCTTGAGTTCCGGTTTCACCTTGTGGTCCTTGTGGTCCTCTTGTTCCCCTGGGGCCCTGCGATCCTTCATTTCCTTGTGGGCCTTGTGGGCCTTGTGGTCCTCCGCCCGGACCAACATCTCCTTGTGGGCCTTGTGGACCTTGTGCGCCTTCAGGACCTTGGACTCCCGAAGGACCTTGCGGACCAATATCCCCTAAAGGACCAATTGGACCTTGTGGACCTTGAGCGCCTTGTGGGCCTCGTGGACCTTGTGGACCTTGTGCGCCTTGTGGTCCTTGTGGTCCTTGTGGACCGCCTGCATCTCCTTGTGGTCCTTGTGGACCCTGAAGACCGGTATCCCCAAGATCCCCAATTGGGCCTTGTGGTCCCTGCGGCCCTCTTGGACCTTGTGGGCCAATTACGCCTTGTGGTCCCTGCGGCCCTCTTGGACCTTGCGCTCCTTGTGGGCCCTGTGGGCCCTGTGAGCCAGTATTACCAATTGATCCTTGTGGTCCTTGTGGTCCTTGTGCGCCAGTAACCGAACTATTTCCTACTAACAAAGAACCGTTAGCCGACACACTTAAACTGGTATCTCCCAGATAAATGGTGTTTGCAGCTACATACAAACTTCTCCACCGATTGGTAGAACTACCTAAATCATAAGTTACATTAGAAGATGGGATGACATTCTGAGATACATTACCTAAATCAACATTGGCTGATCCGGTGATAGAAACTGTTACTTCAGTTCCGTCCACTGTTGCGGTTACGCCAGATCCTGTAAAATCAAAACTAGATACAGTGCTGGTCAGTAAAGATCCGTTATTTTTAACAGCAATGTTAGCCGAACCGACCCCGCCTGTGCCTTCAGTATAACCAAATGCAGGCCCGGTTACATCTACCCAGTAATAGCTAATACCATCAAATTGATATTCATATACAACATTGCTAGCAGTATCAAACCATTGATCCCCGGGCACATTACCTGAAACTGGAGGCACTGTATTTGCAGTAAATGCCTGCGGTTTACCGAATTGAGCTCCATTTGCATAAAAATAATTATCCGTCGAAATAGATGTAACCGCGGCATTATCTGCATTTAAATTGCCTGCAATCCCGACTCCACCAGATACAGTTAACGCACCTGTACTGGTATTAGTAGATACGGTATTACCATTAATCACCAAATTGGTGTCAACTGTTGCATTTCCGTATATTCTTGTTCCCGATAAGAGTTTTGCCATAGTTGTATTTATTCAGTCATTTAAACGGGTTTATCAACTTCATCGAAGTAGGTAGACACCAGTAGTTTTCCGTCGGCTGTTTCTCGTTTTGCCACACCATTCGAAATTGGATTGATGGATATTTCGTCAAGTTCCGCTGCAAACATATTATTAGGTGTTAGTTTAATCACAGACAGAGTCACTTCGTCGAACTCTCCGCTAATTGATAATATACCAGTGTTTGTTAATCTACTTGCTATTATTGCCATTATTCAAAAACCGTATCTAAACTGTTAGTGGCAGCATTATAAATTTGATACACAGCACTTACACTGTTTGCAGCAACAAACCCAACTCGTTGACTGACATACACATTACCAGTAACACCAATACCACCTGAAACAACAATAGCGCCCGATACATTACTAGTACTAGTGATACCACTGTTAGCTATAATTCTTCCGTTACCACTTTGATATGTTAAGTATGTTGCCCCAGCAAATGCGCTGCCATTGTTGAACTGTACTTGTCCGCTAGTACCACCGGCGCTAGTTGTCAATGGAGTTCCGTTGGCAAAGAAGAAACCACCTGCTAATATATTGCCTACTGTAGCATTTCCAGTTACGCCTAAAGTAGTACCAATGGCTGCACTGGTATTAACAGTTAACCCATTAACTGTGCTATTTCCACTTACACTTTCTGTTGTAAAAATTGCTGTACTTGGTGCTACATTGCCAATTGGTGTAGCTTGTAAACCACCCAATGCACTCAATGTGGTAATTGCTGTTATAGATCCATTTGATGTAAGAGCTGCACCAGTTATATTACCAGTAGCACTTAATGTAGTAAATTGGCCTGTACTGGCACTTGCATTGCCAATTGGGGTGGCTTGTAGCCCACCTAATGCCTGTATTGATCCTGTTGCTACTTCACTGCCAGTTAATGTTAAACCAGATCCGTTAATATTACCAGTTACGCCTAAAGTTGATCCAATTGTGGCTGTATTATTAACAGTTAAATCTGCCACAGTTGCATTACCTACTAAACCTAATGTAGATCCGCCATTAATAGCACCAGATACACCTAACCCACCGGTTAATACTAATGCACCAGTGTTCGACGTTGAACTTACCGTACCGGCATCATTGAATGTAGCGACCACACATGCAGCCAATAATCCACCTGTGTGAATTTTAAGAGTTTTACCAACTGTGTCTGTACCAATTGTTAAGTTTACACCGCTGGTATACAAATATCCGTCTCTTGGGCCTGACACTGTCCAAGTACTTTGATTCCAGCCGCTACCATTAATACCCATGTCGATAAATTTGGTAGTGTCTGTTCCGTCATCTGCTGTGGCTATAAAATCTGAACTTGCTGCTCCGCCAGTACTTTGGTTCTGTATTTGTATCTGAGTATATGTATTAGCAGTAGTGGTCGCCACTATTAACGGATTTGTCAATGCGATTGCTGTTGCATTACCAAAATATGCTACACCATTGGCATATATGTTACCACTAAAGGATGCTCCACCATTTACCTGTAATGCACCAGTAGAAAGACCGGTACTTGGTGTAGCATTTGCTAAAATTATTTCACCAGTTTTAAAAGTTCCATAACTGCCAGATATAATGTTTGCATTTACATCTTCAGTGGCACCGGACCCGAACCATTCCAAATGTCCGGTGGAGTTTTGCCAACCTAAGAATGCATTATCATTTTGAGTTTTATAATAATGAAACCTAATACCTATATCTTTACCGTCATCAAAAGTTAAATTTGCTAAGTTCGGTAAAGTATGCAATTCAATGATACTATCAGTGAAATATGTATTATTCGATCCAGATGCTATAACATTACCACTGACCACTAAGTTACCAACAACAGTTAAATTGCCGCCAACTGTAGAGTTAGTATTTGCATAAAAACTGTTTAGTGTTGCAAGCCCGCCGACAGTCAGTGTTGTTCCAATAGTGCTTCCATTATTAACTTGTAAACTACTTAATGTAGCCGCACCTGTTCCGCTTAACGTACTAACAATGGCAGTATTTCCGCCAGCAGATCCCAAAGTTCCGTTCAGTGGTCCATTAAACGAGCCAGTGGCAGTGTATGTACTACCAGTATAGTTTGTTCCTGTATTACCAACAGTAGCAGATTCTATTGTGGCAAATACTCCATTAACTGCCCTAATATTTGCACCAACTATATTACCAGTTACACCTAGCGTAGAACCAATAGTAGTTGAATTATTAACTGTTAATGCATTAACTGTGGCATTGCTTGTTGCACTTAAAGTGCTGACTATGGCAGAGTTGCCGCCTGCAGAACCCAAAGTTCCGTTCAGTGGTCCATTAAAAGATACTGCGGCAACAAAAGAATTTGCAGATATAAAATTAGCACCAGTGATATTTCCGCCCGACCCTGTACCAACTGTAATATTGGATACAACATTTAATGTTGTACCGATAGTTGCAGATCCATTAACCGTTAACCCAGCGCCGGTAACATTACCTGTAGCACTTACTGTGGTAAATTGGCCTGTACTAGCAGTGGCATTACCAATTGGTGTATTTTGTATACCGCCCGCTGCACTTAATGTTGTTCCAGAAGTAATAGATCCGTTACTGGTCAGAGCCGCACCAGTTATATTACCTGTAGCACTTACTGTGGTAAATTGGCCAGTACTAGCAGAGGCATTACCAATTGGTGTACTTTGCAGACCTCCATCAAAATCACCAGCTCCCCTTGCTACTAACGAACCAGTTAAAGTAATACCATTACCGTTGATATTACCTGTTACACCAATAGTAGAACCAATCGTAGCTGTTCCATTAACAGTTAATGCACTTACTGTGGTGTTACCGCTAGCACCTACTGTAGTGAATAATGCTGTACTCGGTGTTACGTTACCAATTGGTGTAGCTTGTATTCCACCTAGTGCCTGAATTGATCCAGTTACTACTTCACTGCCGGTTAGTGTTAGTCCTGTACCGTTAATATTACCAGTAATTCCCAGTGTACCACTAACTGTTGCACTGGTATTAATTGTTAAAGCATTAGCAGTAACATTTCCTGCTACAGATAATCCACTAAAAATTGGACTGTCGTTTGTGCCTACTCCCAGATCAACTACGTAATTTGTGCCAGCCGAAGTTGATACAGTTAAATTACCTGATGCATTATCATACGAAACATTGCTTACACCTGCTACTGCCACATTACTAATAGCAGTTACTCTACCTTTTTCATCTACTGTTACGCTAGGAACAGAACTGGCATTCCCATAAGTTCCTGCAACTACTCCGCTGTTGACTAAACGTGAAGTAACAATGTTACCATTTGAATCTATAACATTATATCCGGCTACATTAACAGCCAACGAACTTAGTGTACCTCCGACCGTAACTAAGTTAGTTGCTTTATCAAAAGTAAATCCGCTGGTTCCGTTAATCGAATTATTATCGCTGAATAATATCTGAGTGTTTGCCGCAGTACCAGTGAAGTTGCCAGTAAAATTACCACTGAAATTGCCAGTAAAATATGGTGCGCTTACGTTACCTGTGACTCCAATGTTTCCGGGTGCAGTTAAATTACCATCTGCGTCAAAACTCCATGTATACGTAATATCATCAGTGTTAGTAGCAATACTAATAGCGTCGCTGGAACGTAAATCGACAACGGCTGCACCCATAAACAATGCTGTACTATCATCTGCTGTGGTTGTTAAGTATGCTGTATTAGGACCAAAGCCAACAAGGTCCAACTTACTGGCGCTTGCTGTAAGTATTGATCCAGGCACAGTTAATTGACCATCTGCGCCAAACGCCCAAGTTTGTGTAGCACCGGCATCTTTAACAACTTTGATTTCAGCGGTGCCGTAATCAAATTTAAGTTCGCCGCCACTACCTCCGCTCACTCCACCGTTATGTTTCAGAGTCAAGGTGTGTCCTGGGGGATTAGTATTAAATACCGTACCTATCGAGGTATCCCCTGCAAGAACTGTTGGTAATGTTAGACTACCATTTGTGTCAAAATTCCAAGTATTAGTTCCTGCTGTGGTTACACTGACATTACCATTTTCATAAACTTTTACATTGCTATTTCCATTTTGTATACTGGTAGCATCTATGCCAGTTAAAAATCTTCCATTACCTAAAAAATAATTTCCTGTTACGTTGCCTGTTATATTAGCAGAATTTGTTAAAATTAAATTAGCAGATTTGATTGTTCCATATGTGCCAGAAACAATATTACCCACTTCAGCTGTTACATTAGAATAGTATTCAAAAAATCCAGAACTGTTTACTCTACCAAAAAATGCAGATCTGCTGCTTGAATTATAATAGTTCGTTTTAATTCCAGAATCGTAACCATTGTTAAACGACAGCGGAGCTCCATTGGCTCCGGTATTTAAGTTAATAATAGGATCTTCGGTGGTTAAATTTTCAACATTAAAATAAGTAACATTACCTTCAACTCTTAGATTTCCCCCAACCACCAAATTACCGCTAACACCCAATGATGATAATACACCAACCGACGTAATATATGGTTGTGATACTGTGGTTATTGTTCCGCCTAAATTGCCGGTGTAAATAGGTAGTAAAGCAGCTACATTAGAATTTCCAAAATTTCCATTGGCTAAATTATTATTGATGTATAAGTTGCCGTCGATTACTGTAAGATTTGCGCCAGCCAATGTTAAATTCGAACCTATATATACTTGGCTAAACTGTCGAGTAACATTGCCTAATGTATATACATTCGACACTGTTGGTACTAAATTTGAATTTATAGAGTCGATACTGCCAATTGGTACTCCGTTAGGATAAAATGCTCCAGAAGTGATAACATATCCAATTGATTCAATATTGCCATATGCGAATAAGTTACCTGTTCTTACGTTAGTAGTTGTAACTATATTATTGGCAAAGATGGCGTTTGCATTTATGGTAGTTATACCATTACCATCAAATACAGAGTATAATTCGGTAAAATTATTGTTAACTTTTGTAAAGGCGACGCTGACTGTATCACCAGTTTGAGTGTCTGGACCTGAACCCAAATTTATTATTTGTTGTGACATCCCGTACTTTTTCCGATTTTAAGTATTTAGTTAAAATCGAATATAGTACATTTCGGTAAAGCGGATGACCGCTTTACCTATTATGATCTGCCAACAACTATTTCAAGTATAGTAGCAGGAAGATCGTCAGTTGCAGTAAAGTTTTCCAATGATTTACCCACTACGCTGCCAACAACAGGAGAACTACATGCAGTTACATGACCGTCTGGCGCAGTGACTAACATATCACCTTTGCCTACTGGACCAAGAACTTTGGCTGGCACTCGTCCCTGGAGTGCAATTATTGCTGTAAATTCAGACTGTAAATTTGAATTCATCAAATAAGCAGGTTTTTCTGAAATTACTCCAGCAACTTTTGTACTCATGTAGTTATTACTAATAGTAACTTCTTGCTCTCCGTCAAACACCATTACTGTTCCAGTTTGATATTTTGCATCAGCTTTATATATTTCTGCAAGGTCAGCGTACAAGGCAGAAGTTGCGGTTCCCACAAATCTACCACTAATAACGTTACCACTACTACCGCCAACTACAGTAAGATTTCCCACTGATGGTATGTATCTTAAACCAGGATCATCTGCAGATGCTGTTTGAGCAGACCCTACGGCTGCAACGAACACTGGATAAAAAGTGCTTGATGTGGCAGTATCTGTTGCACTAATCGACGTGCCTGGGCCAGCTGGTCCTTGCGGTCCTTGCGGTCCCTGCGGGCCTGCTACAGAACTAGGATTTCCTTGCGGTCCTTGCGGTCCTTGCGGTCCTGTTGGTCCTTGCGGTCCCTGCGGTCCCTGCGGGCCTGCTACAGAACTAGGATTTCCTTGCGGTCCTTGCGGTCCTTGCGGTCCTTGTGTTCCTTGTGGACCTTGCGGACCTGCTACAGAACTAGGATTTCCTTGCGGTCCTTGCGGTCCTTGCGGACCCGTTGGACCTTGTGGTCCTTGTGGTCCTTGTGGTCCACGTGGGCCTTGTGTTCCTTGTGGACCTTGAGCACCTAACGCACCATTTAAGTTAACTGACCAAGAATTATAAGTTCCTGATCCAACCGCATAATCTATATTGACTACCAATGCTCCGGTAGTAGAATTGTAGCTAGTAACAGTTCCTACCATGTAGTTTGAACTGTTATTGCTTATAATAATATTTTGTACAGCAGAGTATGCTAACCCTGTGCCCACTGTTAAGCTCTTTGATCCGGTTCCTATTGCTAACGAGTCTGAACTTGTGGTATTATATTTGTCTCCAGGTCCTGTTGGTCCTTGCGGTCCTTGCGGCCCTGTTGGTCCTTGCGGTCCTTGCGGTCCTTGCGCTCCACGTGGGCCTTGTGGTCCTGCTACGGTACTAGGATCTCCTTGCGGCCCTTGTGGACCACGTGGTCCTTGTGCTCCTTGTGGTCCTTGTGGTCCTTGTGGTCCTTGTGGTCCCTGTGGTCCTGATGCACCTACTGCACCATTTAAGTTAACTGACCAAGAACTATAAGTTCCTGATCCAAAAGCAGAATCTATATTAACTACTAATGCTCCAGTGGTGGAATTATAACTGGTAACTGTTCCTACCATGTAGTTTGAACTGTTATTGCTTATAATAATATTTTGTACAGAAGAATACGCTAATCCTGTGCCCACCGTTAGTGTCTTTGATCCGGTTCCTATTGCTAACGAGTCCGAACTTGTAGTATTATATCTGTCTCCAGGTCCTTGTGGTCCTTGTGGTCCAGTTGGTCCTTGCGGTCCTGCTACAGAACTAGGAGTTCCTTGTGGTCCTTGTGGTCCTTGTGGTCCTTGTGGTCCTTGTGGTCCCTGTGTTCCCTGTGGTCCCTGTGGTCCAGGGGCACCGTTAATATTAACGGCCCAGCTACTGTACGTACCCGATCCAACAATTTCTGTTATTTCTGCTACAAAATTTCCTGTTCCGCTATTATAAGAAGTAACCGTACCTCTCATTAAATTAGATGAATCGGTAGCTATAACGATAGGTTGACCTGGGCTGTAAGCTAATCCTAGTCCAATAGTTAATGTTTTAGATCCAGTAGATATACTTAATGTGTTTGAACTACTAGTTTGATAAGAATCACCGCTGGGTCCTTG